CCATTAAGGGTGTGTATGGTATAATACACGCCCTTTTCTTTATATTGTTTTTCTGCAAATAATATAAATTGGTACTATATTTCCGTTGGGGCATAGAGACCCGTACCTCCCGTCTACACGTCTCTTTACCACTTGGTCTTCTTGACGCTGATTTTAGGCCCTGAGCCGCGTTTTTTAACGTTACTCGGGTCATATTGTTCATCTTCGTCGTCGGAGTTGATTTTTTTCGACATCTCCCAGAACTCTTTCGATCCCAATTTAAAATCGTTATGACTCTCCGCCTTGTACCAAAAGACTTGATCCTGAAGTTTGTTAGATTTGGAGTTATTATTAATAACCAAACACTCGTAATTCTCTGTGCATTGATCCATCACCTGACAAAAGGACTCAAAAGTTGGAAACATTCCCGCATAATTATCGTAGATTCTTTTACGATTTGCAATATACGGCTCTCTCAAAATAAAAACGTAGTCGATATTTGTTCTCAGCGTGGGTGGTATTCCTAGCGGATACTGCATTGTAATGATCAACATTATCTTCCAATGACGGCCATTCATGAAGAGGAGGCGCATGAGCTTATCGCGGGCCCATGTGGCATCATATAAGCAATCATCTAAAATCACAAAAGTTCGAGGGTCGATGGTACTCTTTTTAAACGTCTCGACTTCCTTTTTGATTTGTTTCAAGACTTGTCTTTGGCGCTTTAAAATATTTTCAATGATGACAGTATTGTACTCATTGTGAATGAATAATTTAGGAACTAATTTCCCATAAAATCCGTTGCCTTCTTCTGTCCCCGAAATAACTGTCCCGATGGGAATGTCTTGGTGGTAAAATAAAAGATCGCGAACCAAGAAGGATTTTCCTGTATCTCTTCTTCCGATCAAAACAACGACTGGCCCTTTTGTTTCATTCGCTTTAAAACTAATATATTTCATGTCAAATTTTTTCAATTCTAGATTCATTGATATTTATAATTAGGAAAAGAAAAAGGAACAAAAATACGAACGATTTCTTTTAGCAGTTTTCAATACTACAAAATCTTTAAAAATAAGTTAAAACAAGCTATTATTTATATGTTTAATAGCTAAATGACAGTATCCATTCATTACCAAAAGCGAAAAAATACTCATTTGTTTAAACATGTAGAGACTCATAAGAACATACAATTGTCTGCCATGCAAAATTATATTCCTATTTACAATCGTTTTTTTTCACTAAACAATACGAATTATAATTCAATCAATTTAAATCAATTGTGGAGTGTTAGAGAAATTAAAGAAAATGATGCAGATAGTGATAATATTTACACATGTAGTTTGATAAACAATCTAGACAATTCAATATCTATACAAAAAAATGCATTCTTAAAAATGGCGCCTTTGTTAGATCCATGCAAGTACATTATAGGAAAATACGATTATACAAATCCAGATTTATTTCGATTGCCGACTCTAGAAAATGCACAAGTTCATCCCAAAATGCTAGACATGAACAACTCTTCTTACGTGGACGGCTTTTTTGTCTTTTTAACCAGTCTATTATTAAATGAAAAAAAGTTTATTCACGGGGTAGATTATTACGGGTCGTTTTTATCCATAAAAAATAATTTTAAATTAGATGTGTTTGACGATTTAGATTATTTAGTCAAAAATGATTTTTTCATTAAACAACAAAACAATTTGTTTCAAATCGAAGAGTATTCACATTTAATTACCCATGATCAACAATTTAATTTAACGCCAATAAAAATATATAAAGATGATGCATTAAATACAAAATCGTTATCTATAAAATCAATTCAAGAAGATTTATTTGACAATATTTTTGAAAACCAAATTTCTATTTCTTTACAAGATGTTAAAGAAAATTCATTAGAATTAATCGATGTTACAAGTGGTATTAAAAATGAAATAGAAGAAAATAAAACGACTACCTTAAAATCTGGATCAAGTTGTTCGTCTCGAACTTCTCATACACATTCGAGTGAAAGCGATGGCGATGATGAATGCGACGAATGTGATTGCGATGATACAATGAGTGAAAATGATGATAGTGAAAATGATGATAGTGAAAATGATGATAGTGAAAATGATGATAGTGAATATACCGACGTGAGCGACGATTACGAAAAAATTTTTGTAACCATTCCCAAATTTCCAGTACAAGTCATTTGCATGGAGAAATGCGACAATACATTTGACGATCTCATTTTAAATAGTGAAATGAAAACCGAAGAATGGTTTTCGGCATTTATGCAGATTATCATGACGCTACTTACGTATCAAAAAGTATTTTCCTTTACGCACAATGATTTACACACCAATAATATTATGTATAACACCACTCCATTAAAACACATTTATTATTACTACAAAAAGAAATACTACAAGGTTCCCACCTTTGGAAGAATTTATAAAATTATCGATTTTGGTAGAGCGATTTATAAATTCGATGGAAAAACATTTTGCAGCGATAGCTTCCATAATTCAGGTGATGCATCGACCCAATACAATATTGAACCATATTTTAACGAAAAGAAGCCCCGATTAGAGCCTAATTTTAGTTTTGATTTATGTAGACTCGCTTGTTCTATTTTTGATTACATCGTTGAGGATTTTGATAATTTAAAACAATTACAGGAAACCAACCCAGTAGTCAAATTAGTTGTTGACTGGTGTTTAGACGATAATGGCATCAATGTTTTGTATAAAAACAACGGCGACGAAAGATACCCTGATTTTAAATTATATAAAATGATCGCCCGACATGTTCATAATCACACTCCACAACTCCAGCTTGAACGAAGTGAATTCAAAAAATACGTTGTATCTAAAACCAATATTCCAAAAAACGCATTTATTCTAGATATTGACGAATTGTAGATAAATTTAATTAAATAAATTTAATTAAAATAAAGACTTATAATTTTTTATTTTAATATAATAATGTCGTTCGGCTTTATAATTACACGTTGTGTAAATTCAGAAAAAACAAATAAATATTGGAATCAAAGTGTAAAATTATTGAGACACTTGTATCCTCGCAAACAGATTGTTATTATAGACGACAATAGTAAACCTGAATTCATTAAGGCAGATTTTGAATATCAAAATGTAAACGTTATTCAGTCAGAATACCCTGGAAGCGGCGAATTGTTACCCTACGTTTATTTTTTGAAGAATCAATCATGGTTTGATAATGCGGTAATATTACACGACAGCGCATTCGTACATAAAAAAATAGCATTCGATAAAGTAAAAGAACCCATCTTACCATTCTGGCATTTTAGTTACGACAAAGAAAACGTGCATAATATATTACGAATCTGTTCAGGATTAAAGAACAATTATAAATTGATGCAATTACTTTCGCAAACCAATCATGCTTTGGGTGTAAATATGAATATTTATAACACTGATAATTTTGTATGCTGTTTTGGGATGCAGGCTTATATCAAACATTCATTTTTATCTTCACTCGAAGAAAAATATGGAATTAGCAATTTGGTTCATTTTGTAAAAACTCGCACAGATCGGTGTGCTATGGAGCGCATTATTGGTTTACTCTTCTGTTTAGAACACCAACCATTAGTTCATTATAAGTCTTTGCTTGGTAATATTCAAGTGACGGGAAATTGGGGTTATACATATGATCAATACGAAGAACAGTTCAAAAATAAAAAGGTGAATAAAATGATTGTCAAGGTGTGGACGGGGCGATAACACATTGCCACTATTAAAACCCTGGATTATCAGTAAATACCGAGGGCTGACTGTTAGCCATCCCCCCCTCCATAATCGGATTCAATTGTTCCAATATAAAATTTCCTGAAATGACGCTAAAATAAACAACCAAAGAATCGCGAACTAAAAATTTCAAAGGTTTGTTTTCCTTTTCAATAAATCGCATTTCTATAAATTTCGCAATAAAGAACAACGCCGAAATAATACCTGCAGCTAAAAATATATGAGCCATTAACATATATTTTTAGTTTCTAAATTCACTTTTTACGCATCCAAACGCTTTTTGTATAACTTACGTTAAAATCTCAATATCATCGAGTACAAACTCCTTGTTCGACTCTTGTGGGTTGATGTCTTGAATATCTAAATTATTCAATTCGACAGATTGGTCATAAATTTGTAATTTCACATTTGAATCAGTTTCTTCCTCCTCTTCCAACTTTCTCTGCATATTTCTCAAATTACTTAATTCCTCCAAACGTTCAATATTCTTAGGGGCGCTTACCATTTCTTCTTTGTTATCGAAATGTCTAACACTATCTAGATCGTTAAATGATAGAGCAGCTGTACCAATAGGACTATTTATAGGCTTTGGTTCCTCAGGCGTCGATTCACTGACAAATTGGGTTTCGCCTTGTCCATTCGACTCCTCAACGATTTCTTCTTTAATGTCTTCTATCACGTCCTCTTCCACAGTCTCATCCATATAAGCCTTTAAGATACTTTCCACTGGAATGCTATCTCTTATGGTATTTAATATACACTCCTGAATGATAATTTCCAATTCGCGGTTATTTTTCTGGATTTGAAGAGGTGGTATATTTATTTCAAAAAGATATACATTTTTGTATATTTTTCGAGCGACGTGAATATATGCCTTATGAATAAAATCGTCCAATTTGGGAATATTGATATCTATTTTTTTCTGTTTTTGACCGACGCGCATGGATGTGAGTAATTTCAATTGAATAATGTGAACACATGTAATCAATTCTTCTAAATATCCACAACGACTTCTTTCTACTATACGTTTACTTTCTTCTTCGATCACGTTGGGATTCCATTTCGGGATTCTCGAAATAAAATTTTGGAAAGTCATCAAATATTTATCTAATTCATTGTTGTTTTTACACAATTTATAGGATTCGTCGAAAATAGATTTTAAACCTTCGCAAATTAATGGCGTTAATATGGTTAGTAAACGAGCGCCCCATTCATTTTTTGACTCATGTAAACTAGATAAATTAAAATCGTCCATTTACATAAAGGAAATATTTTCTAAACTATCATTTGAACTCAAATAAATAAAATTCAAAACAAATAAAATCAGTAATTTTTCATGTCTAAATTCTTTTCGAACACGATTAAACACTAGCAATAATTCACTTCGTTTTGCATCACTTAACTCTGGATAATTATTGATATTTTCTAGCAAATGAATGATATCTAATGCGCTATAGCCCTTTTCGTATAATTTTGTAACAAATGTAAATAATTGTTTTAGATTCAATTCGGCAACCATAGGTTTCATATTCTTTTCTATTTCTTTTTTCAACCATTCTGTTTTCGTTTTTTTTATATCTTGAAATGGAAAGGTTTTCAACAAATTGTATTTGTACAAATTAATTTCTTTGTTTTTATAAACGGGATTGGGGATATAAATTTCACAAAAACGGGATAAAATGGGTTTCAATAGTTTATATTTATCTTCAATGACGATGAAAAATCGCGTACTATGACTAAATAATTCAATACATCGGCGTAATGCAGATTGTGCGTCCATTGTTAATTTATCGGCATTTAAAAGAATAATGCTTTTAAAGACATCTCCGCCATTCGAATTTATGTTCGTCTTTGCGAAAAATTTCAATTCTTCGCGAATAAATTTAATACCTTTGCCGTGTGCGCAATTTACACACATTACAAAATCTTTGATTTTTTCTTTATTGTTATCATATATTTTATGAATAAAATTGCTGACAATTGCCTTTTTCCCACTACCCGATGCCCCGTGAAAAATAATATTGGGGATCTTGTGTATTTTATAAAAGTAATCTAATTTCTCTTTTATGGAATGGTGAATATCTAAAAACATTTATTGACCAGTGACTATTTATTAATAGTAAAATGTTTTTATATTTTAATCGCAACGTATATAATTCAACCTTTGGAAAAGGTTGAGCCAAACAACGATTCTAACTATTATCCTCTCCAAATCCAACATATTTCGTTTTGGCTCAACCTTTCTCAAAGGTTGATTTTGGCTCAACCTTTCTCAAAGGTTGATTTTGGCTC